CATAGTTAGCAAAATCGATTCCGGTAAAGAAAAAGCAATTGGTCAGATTGTTGAATCTACTGCATTTTTTCCACTCGACCAGTGCCGTTGGTGAAACAATAAATTGCATAATCAATAAATCAGTAGCTTTATCGATTACCATTTTACACCAAGTCAACAGGCGTTCTACCCGTTCCTTGCTTGCCGGTGCCAGGTTAGTATTTGATACTACTGCAAAACCGTTGGCAGTTTGCACAAGGTCAACAAATGGAATTGCATTCTGATAAGCTGTGAATGCAATCAGGTTTTGCAAGTTTGCTTTAATCAAGTCAGTATCTTCCAATGCTTCAATGTAATCATACAAATCAGCACCAACAAGCATTGTTTTAATTTCGCTGTCTGCCGAAATTATAAATGGCTGAATAGATTCAAACTTGGTACCTTCGGCTGTTGGAATGGATTTAATAAAATCATCAATAGTTTTTATGATCATAATTGTAGTTTTATTGTACCGGTGGCGTTGCTGTTCCTGGCAAAGCATCAGTTTTTTTATCCAATGTTGTAAGCATCATAACTGGTATATCATATTCAATATCCCAATCGTTATAATTTTTTATAACAAAATAAGGTTCCAGAATAATATCCTTTGGACCCTTTTCAAGTCCTTGTTTCATAGTGAATAATTCACGAATATTACTTCCGTTCATTTGTCCAGCACTTTTACCAGGAGTTACGCCAATCATACCCGGGTTATTTCCTGTAGCATAACAAGCCATCGATGCACCTTCTTCCGTATCTTCAATCCAGTCACCACCTTCTTTGGTATTATTGATAATGTTGATTCGTACCATTGATTGTTCTTTTCCCAGCGGATCAACATAGAATCCGGAAAACCATACTTTACCCGCATTCACCATACCGGTAAGAAATGACTTGATATTTTCTTTCTCCAAGGTAATTCTGGCAATCCTTTTTGCTGGATCAGTAATTGATTCGCGCTCAAAAAGTATATCCCAGTATTTATCATTAATTTCAACTTGATATTTTACCACAAGTCCATTCGTGAACTTTGCTTTTTTACCACTAGGAATTAGTTGCTTCACATCATACCAACCACTGTTGAAAAGTGCCCAGTAATAAGGAAATGGATAATATTTATTCCCCGGAATAGGAATTCTGTTTATCATTGCAAATTTTCGCGTTTTTGTTGCTGGACGTGTTTTTCCGTCATCATCTGGTTTTTTACCCATGCGCACCATCAAGTCACCCAACGGATCATCCACATCCAATAATTCTAATTCTTCGCGAACTACTTTATTTGGTGCACCTTTTTCCCAATTTCCATAAATAACATGCTCCAATGCTCCGGTAGCAGGATTACATGTTTCAAGCCGACAATAAAGCGCATCTTTGTGACGAAGTTTTACTATTTTATTACCATCACCACTCAAAATGAGTACGCAAACAGTAAAGAAAAAATGTTTTAAATCAGTTTGTTGCTCAAATAGATACTTCGTTGGCCTGTTGAATTTGAAAAAATCCAAAATTTCTTGATCCGTAACTTCCGACTTATCTTTTTTCGTATAAGTAAATCCATTAGCATAAGAAGCAAGTATGTTGAAAAACATATTTGGATTCATTACCTCATCATTCCTGAGTAATTTTAGAACCTCGTTCGGCCGAAGATTATCATCACCCCAGGGCACATATCCACGCAAACTACCGGCATCAGGAAGTGCCAACGGAACCAGATCATCAGTATCAAATACCGTGGTACCTTCGTTCATTTTATCGATTGCCTTTTTAGCTTCATCAGTTAGCGGAATTTCATATACACCTATTTCCATAATATTTAAATATAAATTTCTTCGTCATTAATTTCAAAAATGCAAAGCACCGGAGTGGTGCGTACTTCGCGGCTTTCTACAAAAATCAGGTTAGCCGTATTTCGTTTGTAATTGGTAGAAGTACAAACTACATTGTTGTATGTCAGTATTTCTCCATTCGATTTCCACACCCGGCAATTAAATGGTTTACCATCTCTCAGTATTTTTCTAAGCACACTTATATGTATCATTATCAATCGTATGTTTCATCAAACGTATCATCGAAGATACCTTTTGCTGCATTCGTAAATTCAAGGTGATTGTTTTTCGCATGGCGGTAGCTAAACTGAAATGATTGCAGTTCATTGGCTTCCGTATCTGTTTTTTCTATCGAAGTGATGGTTATTTCTTCGTCCGATCCGGTGCTTCCTGGTTTATAAGTAGAAATATCGTAACTACGCAGCAAGTCATCTGTCCAGTCCATTTCGGACGAAGACAGATAACCACTATTCGCCGTTTTCTCAGCAACAAAGTCCTGAGTAATTTTACGGTAATGGTTATCAATATTGGCAAGGTTATATTCAGCCGTTTTTTTTGTTTCTACCTTACCGGTGGCAGTAAATGTTTCCAATACGCCAAAACAATTGGTAAAAACGAAGTATTTAGCATCTCGGTAAGGTGTGGTATCTACTAAAAAAGTAGTTTTTCCGGTTTCAAAGTCGGTACCGGTGAGCCAAATTTCATACTGAAGTATATCTGTTGAAAGCGCAAGTCCGGCAGCCGTAACCAGTGCACCCATGGAAGCATTGAATGTCGTAACCTGATCGCTGGCCGAAGCTGCTATGTTCCCAAGCGTACCGGCAAGCTGAGTAACAACTCCATTGAGTAGGTAATATACGTTGAAATGCTTAGTTACAGCTCCGAAACTGGTTTTTTGTAGAAACGAAAGATACTCGTTTCGGTTTTTCGAAGTCCGCTTTTCAAGGTATGACCGGGTAAGGAAATTTAGTTGAGTCCATACATTGGCATCTACCGACATATCGGCGTCACATTTCAACACATTGAAAGAACTTGTATGCGTTGAAACTCCCTCGGTAATAGTATAACTGAATGATAATAGCAGATTTTGAGCATTCAGGTATTTCTCTAGTACATCGCCCAGGTTACGAATACGTAGAGTATTTGAAGTGTCGTAAACGTATTTTTCGAGTAAAATAACATCATTCCCTTTTTTCAATTCAAACGTAACTAACGTATCATCCCCGTTTTTTGTCAGGATGATATCAGGTATATTTTTCTGAAAATACAGCGAATTCAGCGTCGGTTCTTGAGTTACAAGCATAAAAAAAGCGATTGAATAATTTGTTGATACAAATTAAATTCAATCGCTCAGGTGAAAAAAAGACAAGAAAAAATTAAAATGAAACTTCACCAGGAACAAACTCCACCACGAAAGAAGAATTAGTATATTTATATTTAATCATTCCTAATGGAATTTCATCATAGGCAAGTATGTATTTATCTGGAAATCCTTTTTTAAAAATTCTTCTTATTCTACTTGCAGTTTCTCTATTAAATGGTTTTTTTGTTAGTTCCTCAATTACACTAATTATTGTTTTTTCTTCACAGTTTACTATTTCTTTCATGATTTTCTCATGAGTATCAAAATAATTTGATTTAAGTTCTGGAAAATTATAAGCTAGTAAATTTGATTCTATCTTAAACATGTTGATATATTTTTTTGCAAATATATAAATAATTAGTGTTCGCGAAGTTCCATTTCGCCATCTTTTCGCATAAGCCACACTGGCGTTGCATCGTCAAAATCTATTGAGTAACCATGTGTTGAAAGGTAAGCTGCAATTTCATTCGTCGATAAGTCCGCCATGGGGCGAATGTCCAGTTTAATTTCTTCACTCGTTTTACGTATCATTGCATTTTCTTTCGTGGCCGGTTGGAATTCTCCACAATATCGGGAAAGAATTACTATTTTGAATGTCACTGGAGAATTCTTAGTCTTCGATTCGTATTGCTCTTTTAGAAGTTCAAGTAGTTTTTTTGAATCTATTTTCCCTTTTATCCAACTATTGGCCAGAGATTCATCCCATAGGTATCTATGACCGGTGTATTTGCCATTTTCCGTAATGCTTATAATTATAGCACCTTCCGTACCTGTATCTGCAATTTCAGAAATCATATCATAACATTTCTGAACAAATTCATCATTGTCTACGAAGGAAATATAATAAGCTTCGTCATTGATCATTATTTCGGCTTTCATCATGATTGACCTCCTTCCACTAAATTAAATTTCAGTTCTCTAGTTCCAATAACAAAAGCAACATTGGTATTTTTACCATCATGATGAAAGTCAACAAGTGTTTCTTGATCAATTGCAGATTTCAAATTTTGATAAAGAGATTTCAGAAGCAAACGAGCATCTGACATAGGTACAACCCGTACTTCGTGTATAGGGTTTGCTGGAATTGGTTTTACAGGCCTTTGCCTGTGAATAGATGTTTTACTCATAATGACTGATTTGTTTAGCTATATGTACAGGAAAACGGCTGTACAAATCCCGTGTCGCTAAACAAATCAGTCTCGAGCAAGCTCAAAAAAGAAACGGAAAATAATACAGCCGTCGTTTTCTATTTGACGGTTAGGGCATAAAAAAAGCCCTGAATAATGGGCAACGGTATAAGCGTTACTCGAGGATAAATTTGTTTAGCGTTGCAAATATCGGAATAGTTTTTTTATCTGCAATGCGAAAAGCAATTTATTTTTAATAATTCTCATTTATCCATATATTTAAATTCGGAGTAAAGTGAGTTGTAGCCCATGCTACCGTTTGTTTTTTACCTTTTATATTATAAAAAATCCATAATTTGTCATACGATTTTCTATTTTCTCTCAAATCATTAGCTAAGTACATCAATTGATTATAGGTTATTTTATCTTTCAATTCTATTTCAATATTACACTTATTAAATCCATATCTCGCATCAACATGTTTCTTTTCTGATATTATTTTATAAAAACCAGTTGGAAGTTTATTCTTTTCTTCATCTGCTTTTTTTATAACTTCAAGCGAATCTCTCGATCTTATGAATGCAGCGTTTTCAGTTTCCCATTGTTCAGATTTAATTTTTTCATTTTTTCTATACACTAGCAAAGAAATAATTAATAGCGAAAAAATGATGATTGCAAAAATAATCGGCTTTTTCATAAATGTATATTTTTTAATTAAGTTGAAGTACAAAGATAATAAAACAATTAACTATAAAATCATTCCTGCCCTATTTTGGGCGTTTTCCGCTTTTTTGCTACTTTTTGGCAGGACAAAAAGTAGTCCAAACACAAAGCTTCACCCCCTATAATTAGAGCGTGAAGCTAATTTATAGGCGTTTTATGCCTATTCTGTCATTTTGCTGCCGTTGGTTGTACCTGTTTTTGAGAGAACACAAAACAAAGCGGATAAAATTCCATTTCCTTTTCTTCATTCTCGGGGGATTTCGGTTCTTCCTTTTTTTCCGATTTCTTAGGAGTACCCCATAATAATAAAGCCTTTTCGCCTTTCTTAACGCTCATATTTAAATCATTCCATTGATGAATCGTTTTTAAATCGGTGTGTCCTGATTTAGAATACAAGTCGATTAATCCCTCATTTACTGTATTATACTTTCCCTCTTTTACAAGAATTTTAATACCCTTTGAAAATGATTTCAATTCATCGCGCTTTGCTCTCATGGCTTCCCGTTGCGCTTCTGTTGGTTGGCGTTTAGTATAAAATTTCCGTTTTGCTTGTGTATTTACCTGAGTTTCCATATTTTTGTATCGTTAGTTTAAAAATTAGTTTTTGAATTAATAAAAAGTTTGCGTGTGAGACGGCTCGAAACCTAAGTCTCACACGCTTTTTTTATCCTACCAGTTCAGTTTCAATTTTTGAAACTTCTTCGTCAATCTTCACAATTAAGCCACACAGAAAGAACTGAATCAAATCTGTATTTGAGATAGTGAACTTTTCATCATCTCTATAACTTCCGCTAGTAAATGACATTTTGAACTTAGTAGATTCAAAATTTCCCGAACTTATTTCGGTTTCAATCTGCTTTTTAAATTCCTGTAACGATGTTTTTTTGGAAAGAAAAACGGCTCTATTGTCTGCAAGCTGTTTTTTGTGGGTAATTTCCTGAAGTTGTGCTTCAAGTTTTGCGGTAAGTTCGTCGGCTACTAAGTTGGTAGTACCAACAATTTTTAATTTCTGTGTCATAAAAATTTGTTTTTAAAATTATTAATAAAAAGTTTACGCATTAGGGAGGCTCGATTTCCCTTATTGCTGCTAAATTACTCAAAATAAATGACATATACAAGTTTATAATGCTGTATATCAGAGTATTAAACTCAAAAATATATAGGTAGTAAGTAAAAACCTGAAATAACGCTGATTATTTCAATCAATTAATAAGAACTTTTTTTTTATGTTTCAGCACTCATTTTTCAAAAAACAATCAATTTCAATTCATTTATGAAGATAAAACGAGAATAGAAATAACCATAAAGTTAAACTTTATTAATTGTAATATATTGAAATACAGACAAATAAAGAACAAAATTCTATTTTCAAATAAAAAATATTTTTTCAATTCACATACTACCTACTAAACAAACACAAATAGTTATATATCAATGTATTAATTAATAATATTAGGTAGTAGGCATTTTGAAATAGTAACAAGTAGTAACCATTTAATAACATTTAGTTTAAAAGGTTACTACTATTCAAGTAATTAAATTTCAGATTAATAAATAATAAAATAGTAAGGTAGTAAGGTAGTAAGCAAAAAACATATTTTTCGTCATTATTATATCTTTTTCTTAATATTACATATAACGTTATGATAATGTGTATAATAAGATATATATA